GTTGGAAAAGTCTCATTATTTTTGGCACAACATTCTCTAGAATCTATCCTCTCACGTAAAAGGGGATCTTTAACAGAATACTTCTTTCTACCTTTATCATCCACTCTCTCATCAAAAAGATAAGCTTTCCCTTTAACTCCTTTTTCTCTAGTTAAGGCATAAGGATACCCAGGAGCTGTACTCATTTCAATTCCTTCCCAATATATTGTATCGTCTATACCATTTAACATTTCATCTTCAGACAATACATTTCTTCTATTCAATGAGTTCTCGGCATTTGCAAACATATCTTTCAAATGAGACTCAACCAACAAAATATCTTTATCGGGAAATATCTTAACTTCCTCTCCATATTTTGAGACTCCATCGACTCCAGGGTGCCAAACACCTTGCATATTACCATGAAATTCATTTTCGACCAGCCTGCAATCATTCTCATGTAAAATAGATGGCTCAGTCTTAACTTCTCCGAACATACCGTGAAACATAGAGGGCTCTATTGATGAGGTATTCACTTCGTTAGGCACTAAATCCTTGGGTAATTCCCCAATAAATGTTACTCCTTTTAAATTCACATCATATGGCATGAACCCCTTGTTCTCTTCGACTTCAATATTATAATCTTGCTCACTATTTGCCACTATTGGCATTTTAAGAACTTCAAAATCAACGCAAGGCTTAACCGGATGTAGCTTGCTCCTCACACAATCCTCATACAACAAGTCTAGGGACTCTTGGGTTATTAATTCAGCGTACCCATAATTAAAATTGCCATTAGCAGCTACATGAATACCCATAACTTTCCTTTCACACGTAGGTGAAATCCTTGATATAAAACTTCCACAAAAACCATTGGCTGAATGGATTGGATACTGTAAAGCCCATGTTAAATTGTGATTCCCCAATGTACCCGCTTCATAATATACTCCTGAGGGGTAGTTTTCATGTGTTATTAAGTTCATTTGTGGAGTATAATCAACATATTGAGTAGTTCCTTTCATACCACAACACGTATTAGACAAGAAACCCTCACAGGGCTTGAAATTCATC